TACTATGATAATGATACTGATTTTCGAGCTGATGCCGATAATGTTGCAGACTGGTGTGCAAAAGAATTGGGTTATCCATTACAAAAAGTTGAAATGCAAGCAACAACATTTTATGCCCTATTTGAAAATGCAGTGATGGAATACTCCAATTATGTTGATCAGTATAACAATGAAAACAATATCTATGACTTAATAGATAACAGTAGTAATAGAATACAATATACAGATATAAATACAGTTGGTCGTCAATGGGTATTCAAATATACACTGGCATCTGCAAAAGAAAAACTTGGATATATCAGAGGAAAATTCCCATCCATGCCAATCGGTCTTGCCGAGACATCATTAAATTCTGCGGATTTGATTTCTGCCGGAACAACCGAGAAACAGGCATTGATGGAAGAATTAAAACGATTAGTAGACATAATGATTCGTTCCAAAATTCTTATGAAAAACTTTCCAAATTGGCCAGGTTCTTCAAGTTTTGCCACCGGTAGCACTCCATTCGGTTATTACGATAGTGATACCGATTTCCAAACTGATGCAGATAATGTTGCAGACTGGTGCTCCAGAGAATTGGGTTATCCAATGCAATCGGTTGAAATCCAACCATCTACATTCTATGCTCTATTTGAACAGTCTGTGATGGAATACTCCAACTATGTTGATCAATATAATGTTCAATATAATATCCATGAAGTTAGCAATAGTGGTAGTAGAATAGACTATTCCGATATAAATTCTGTTGGTAGACAATGGATATTCAAATATACATTAGCATTATCCAAAGAAAAACTTGGGTATATTAGGGGTAAATATGGAAGTATGCCTATTGGTGCGGCAGAAACAACATTGAACTCGGCGGATCTATTAAGTGCGGCTTCTACGGAAAAACAGGCACTAATTGAAGATTTGAAACGCATAGTAGATACCATGATTCGTTCAAAGATATTGATGACAAAGTTTCCTATTTGGCCGGGTTCTTCAAGTTTTACAACCGGAAGCACGCCATTTGGAACATTTGATAATGATCCAGAATTTCAATCAGATGCAGATGCTTTTGCAGATTGGTGTGCAAAAAGATTAGGTTATCCAATGGTAACGGTAGAATTGAAAGATGTTAATTTCTATACTTGTTTTGAGGAAGCAATATACGAGTATTCTTACCATGTAAATCAATTTAACATCCAACAAAATTTATTAAGTATAATCGGATCATCAACTGGTTCAAATCTTACACATAGAAATATATCCACCGGTATGGGACCTCTAATTCAACTTGCAACCGAATATGGTAGCGAGACATTTACAAACGGTAATATAAATTTCTATTCGTCATCAATAGATATAAATGTTGGTAAACAAAAATATGATTTAGATACACTCATTCGTGATATAAAAGCTCCAAGTGGTTCAATAGAAATAAAAAGAGTTCATCATTATTCACCACCGGCTTCAATGCGTTTTTATGATCCATATTTAGGTAATCAAGCAATGTTAGACACCTTCGGATTTGGAGCATATTCAACCGGTGTATCATTTATGTTGATGCCCATGTATGCCGATTTACTCCGAGTTCAGGCAATAGAATTTAACGATATGATGCGTAAGTCTGCTTTTAGTTTTGAATTGATAAATAATGAACTCCGTATATTTCCAGTCCCAACAAGAGATTTCAAACTATGGATTGAATATATTGTAAAAGAAGAAAGAAGTAATCCATTGAAATACGCAAATGGAACTGTGTCTGATATGTCAAATGCTCCATACGATCACATGGTATATTCAAATATAAATTCTGCCGGAAGAACTTGGATATATTCTTTCGGTCTTGCACTTGTAAAAGAAATGTTGGGATATGTCAGAGGTAAATATGGTTCAATGCCAATCGGTAATTCAGAAGCAACCCTAAACTCTGCAGATTTAATTTCAGCCGCAGGAACGGAAAAACAAGTATTAGTTGATCAATTAAGAACCATGTTAGATACAATGACTCGTGCTAAATTATTAGAAGCAAAAAGAATGGAAACGGAGGCATTATCGGTAAGTCTCAACGGAACACCTTTAGCAGTATTTATAGGATAATAATATGCCATTATTTCACGGACAGAGAGACGCAAATCTTGTTCACAAGTTCAATATGGAATTGGTGGCAGATATAATAGATACAGAAGTTGCTGTCTATAAACTTTCTTTGGAAAATACAAAAACAAATTTGTATAATGAATCTGATAAGAAAGTATATCATAGTCCAGTCAAAGTTCCTGCACTCATAGACTATCAGGCACAAACTTACGAAGGAACTGAATTTGGTCAAGATTATCAACAGGCAGCCACATTTGCCTTTATTAGAGAATTTTTGAAAGATGTTGAAATTTTTGTTGAAGTGGGTGATGTTATAGAATACAATGGTGAGTGGTGGGAAATAGATGGTGTTCAAGAAAATCAATTCTTTGGTGGAAAGAATCCTGACTATTCTTTTGCTACTGAAAGATGGGGTCACAATGTTTCCATAGTTGCAACAACGCACTTAACAAGACGTTCAAGAATACATATAGAAGAATTTAGACCAGCAATAACAACTGATCATAATGATATTCCGAGTAACATATAATGGTTAATTCTGCAAAATATAGAAAACCGCCAATAAGAAGAACTCGTGATTCTTTTATTGACGATGTTCGTTCAGAACAAAATCAAAGACAAGATTTAGGTAAAGGAAGACAATTACAAACTCGTAGAGATAAAGATAAAACACGTAGCGTTTCCATTACACTTTACGATATAGATTTTTCTGTAAAATCTTTTATTGATCAAAAAATGATGCTTCGTGTAGAAGACAATGGTGAAGCTATTGTTGTTCCGGTGATATATGCAAATTCTGAAAAGTGGGCATCTATACAAAAAGATGGATTCTTGAAAGATAAAAAAGGAAAAACAATAATACCATTGATAACGTTTAGAAGATCTAATGTTGCTATAAAACAAGAAATGCGTAGAAATAAAGTTGCAACAACAAAACAACTTTATTATGTAATGCAACATAGATATAACAGAATGACACCTTATGATAGATTTACAACTCAATATGAAAGAAAACCATCGTATGAGTATTATCTAACTCCTATGCCAGATTTTGTTGATATTACGTATGACTTTATAGTTTGGTGCGAATATCAAAATCAACTAAACCATATTCTCGAACAATTCGTTCATTTCAATGGGCAGGCATTTGGTGATAAGAATTATTACAAATTTTCAACATACATGGATTCAATGGGTATAGAAGATAATAATACAACCGGTCAAGACCGTGTTGTTCGTTCTTCATTTCAATTAACAGTTCATGGTTATCTGATACCAAAGGATGTTGGTGCCGATACAACAACAAAGAGAGTTATTAGTGCAAATAAAATCAGATTTGTTTCCGAGATGTTTGGTGATATTAACTCTATGATGAATCCCGATGAAGTAAACTATTATGGAACCACTAATGAGTTGAATGCAAGATTAAGAGGCACTGATCAAGCTGATGCAGATAGAGGTAGATTCCGAAATCAGAATGATGATGGATCTGATTCATTGGCGGCATTTAGACGCAGAGTTGCTCAGATGGTAGATATATCACTATCTAGGTCTCCCGATGTTTATACATTTGAAATAGACGAAACTGATTAAATTTGATTTACGAAATTTTGATACATATTTATCTATGTTATATTTTTTATTTTAAGTGAGGTTTTATATGGCAGAGAATACTGAAAACGCGATTGTTGAAAAAGATTTTGAACAAGAAGACATTGGAACAGTTAAAGGGTTACAAACAAGTTATGCTAGAGTAACTGCACAAATTGGTCAAGTCGAAATAGAATTACATCTTTTGAACAAACGATTAAACCAAATGCAAGAATTGAGAGAAAAATTATTTACAGAGTATAACAATCTCCAGACACAAGAAAGTGATTTAGTTAAAACACTAAATGAGAAATACGGTGACGGTGTATTGGATTTGGACTCTGGTAAATTTATTCCATCAAAATCATAATTTGGATTTTTTGTTTCATATTTATATGCAGAATACATTACATTCTATAATTTTATGGAGATAATAAGTGGCTAATGAAAGAATTGTAAGTCCTGGAGTGTTTACTAATGAGATGGACCTGTCATTCCTTCCACAAGGAATAGG